GTTTTACACTGGGTGCAGCAAGTGTGACCGGAAACTTAACAGTTTCTTCCGTTACCGATTTGGGTAACGTAGGCAACGTTAAGATTACTGGCGGTGTGGCAGACTATGTTCTAAGAACAGATGGTTCAGGTAACCTTTCATGGGTCGCACAAACTGGCGGTGGTGGAGGTGGTGCAGATCAATATGCTAGAGATACTGCTAATGCGGCTTTTATTCAGGCGAATTCTGCATATAATGCAGCCAATACTGCCGGTGGAGGAGGAATTTCTCTTGGTCAAGCTTTAATCACATCTTTAATTTTTAGATAAACAGGTAAAAAATGGCAAATCCTAATTTATACAATGCAACAACCATAACTGCCAATACACTGACAGCAGCTTTGACGATAACATCATCCACACAAATATTGGCGTGTTCTGCTAATCAAGTTAAAAAAATCAACACGATTATTGTTGCAAACATTAATGGTGTAAATGCAGCCTCTTGCAACGTTAGTTATTATGATGGCACGAATGATAGAGCGTTTGCCAGTCAAGTTTCTATTCCAGCAGGAGCTTCTGTTGTTCTAATTGATAGGAATAGTGGTTTCTATATTACAGAGGGACAAGAAATTAGGGGCGGAGCAAGTCTAAATAACTACTTGACTGCACTTGTAAGTTATGAGACTTTAAGTTGAGGATAAAAAATGCCTAGAATGAATGGTGGTTTAATAGGTCAATCAAATAGGCCTCAATTTTATCAATCCAGGGGCATCTGGACATTAACAGATGTTGAGTTATCAAGACGAATTGGCCAATGGCCACTAGCTATTGGTAATATTTTTGTTGCTATTGGTAATTCTGCGTCACCTCGTGTTTCCATATATCCATGGTCAAGTGGTGGTTTTGGTACTAAGTATGCTAATCCATCTACATTGCCTGCTGGTAGCGCAGATGGAATAGCTTTTAGTCCTAGTGGATCAAATGTTGGTCTTAGTGTTAACAGTACACCTTTTGTTTCCATATATCCATGGTCAAGTGGTGGTTTTGGTACTTTGTATGCTAATCCAGCAACATTGCCTACTGGTGGTGGTAACGGAATAGCTTTTAGTCCTAGTGGATCAGATGTTGGTATTGCACATACCACCACACCTTTTGTTTCCATATATCCATGGTCAAGTGGTGGTTTTGGTACTAAGTATGCTAATCCAGGAACACTGCCTCCTAATACCGGTATGTCAATAGATTTTAGTCCTAGTGGATCAGATGTTGGTATTGTTAATTTAACAACCTCTCCGTATGTACAAATATATCCATGGACTTCTGGTACAGGATTTGGTACTAAGTATAATAATCCAGCATCATTGCCTAATGGCGGTGCCCGGGGAATAGATTTTAGTCCTAGTGGATCAGATGTTGGTGTTTCATATGAAACTTCACCATTTGTTGCAATGTATCGATGGACTTCTGGTACAGGATTTGGTACTAGGTATGCTAATCTGTCAACTTTGTTACCTGGTATCCTCCCATACGGAATAGCTTTTAGTCCTAGTGGATCAGATGTTGCTGTTGCACATGATGCTAGCCCATATATCTCCATATGGAGATGGACTTCTGGTACAGGATTTGGTACTAAGTATGCTAATCCAGCAACATTGCCTGCTGGTAGCGGAGACGGAATAGCTTTTAGTCCTAGTGGATCAGATGTTGGTATTGCACATGCCACCACACCTTTTGTTTCCATATATCCATGGTCAAGTGGTGGTTATGGTACTAAGTATGCTAATCCAACAACATTGCCTACTAGTGTCGGTCAAGCAATAGCTTTTACTGCACTTGCTGCTTAATTTTTTTATAAAGGAAATCAAAATGAGTTTTTATACTATTACAGAACAAAAAAAATTGGAAGCAATCGCAGATGCGGTTGTTGGTCGTGAACAAGAAATTTTTAGTTATGATATAAACATCACTAACTACGAAGCAATGTTGGCAGCATTACCAGAAGGCGAATGGCCACATCTTCTCGTTCAATATCAGAGATCAACACTAGATCAGGTTCCAGATGAACTCGATCAAACAGTTTCGGATTATCAATACAGAGATAGAATCAAACTTCTATTGAAAACGGAAAGACTTGAAAGAAGTAAAGCTTTCAAAGTTTATGAAGCATTGTTGTCTCAGTTACCAGAAGATCAAAAAGAAGATTTGATTACTGCTGCTCATCAGAGATTGATTCTGGCACAAAATCAATAATTTTTTATACAAAATTTTGAAACCTCCATCATTGGAGGTTTCTTTTTAGGAAGACATAAATAACCCTATAGGGGGAAATAATGTCAGAACCAATTACAACCAGAACACAATTCAAGGAATATTGCCTAAGACGTTTGGGTTTTCCTGTAATTGAAATTAACATTGATGATGATCAAGTGGAAGACAGAATTGATGATGCACTACAATACTGGCAAGATTATCACTTTGATGGATTACAGAAAATATACTTCATCAAAAGAATTGATCAGACAGACATAAACAACAGATATCTGAATTTGGCTGAAGCCAGAGATTCTGCAAACAACCTTTCAGAAATAACTGGTGTAACCAGAATATTTCCAATGTATGACTCTCAGGCAACTATCACTATGTTTGACTTGAGATACCAGTTGCGTCTAAATGAATTGTATGACTTCACCTCTGCATCATACATCAACTATACAATGACAATGCAACACCTGCGTATGTTAGAACAACTTTTCACTGGTGAGGTTCCCATTCGTTACCAAAGACATATGCAGAAACTGTTTATTGATTGGGCTTGGGGATCTTCGCAAGTTCCTGTTGGTCAAGTTGTCATCATCGAGTGTTATGGTGTGATCAATCCTGATGCGTATGGTAGAGTCTGGAACGACCGTTGGTTGAAAGAGTATGCAACTGCACTCATCAAGAGAAGTTGGGGAAATAACCTGAAGAAGTTTGCCGGAGTTCAATTACCAGGCGGTGTCATATTGAATGGTGATAAGATTTATAACGAAGCCGTAGATGAAATTAAGTTGTTGGAAGCCGATATGGAAAAAAATTATGGCGGAATTTTAGACTGGTACATGAATTAAGATACAATTCAAGTACCCCCAAAAAGTCCTTTTTTATAAATACTTTTATGGAGGACAAATCTATGAAAGTATATTGTATAGAAAACAAACTGAGTGGTAAAAAATATATCGGCATAACCAAAGGCACCATAGAAAGAAGATTTAAGAGACATATTGAAATTGCTAAGTATAAAGAAAAAAAACAACACTTACATAAAGCAATGATAAAATATGGCATAGAAAATTTCACAGTTTATGAATTGGATTTTGCCAACTCCAAAGAAGAATTATTTGAAAAAGAAAAGAATTGGATAAAAAAACTCGACACGAAAAATAATGGTTATAATGAAACTGATGGTGGTGAAGGAACTTGGGGTTGGAAACCATCACCAGAAAAACAAAAAATATTAAATGAAAAACAAAAAGAATTGTGGAAAGAAAATTTAAAACTAAGAGAAGAACACTCCAAAAAAGCTAAAGAACGATGGAATAGTTTGTCTGATTTTGAAAAAGAAAAAAGAAAATTAAATTTTTTAGAAGTGCGAAAACTTACATCAGGTTCCAAAGGCAAAACATGGAAGTTATCTGAAGAAACTAAATTAAAAATGAGTTGTTCAAAAAAAGGTTGGGTAATGACGGATGAAACAAGAAAAAAATTAAGTGAGATTGCAAAGAATAGAAAACCAAGAAAACATTCACCAGAAACAATTCAGAAAATGAAAGAATCTGCTTTGAAAAGAACGCGAAAGATAGGTACCTAAAATCGCAACATCCGTTTATTTTAACAATTACAACTCGATTGCAGAGCAACGGGTTGTTGAAGATTTGATAGTTGAATCTATTAAGATAATGGGATTTGATTCCTACTACTGCCCAATCTTCAATCAAGAAGATAGAGATATACTGTATGGTGAAGATCCAATCAAGAAATTCAAGTCAGCATTTCCTGTTGAATTCTACCTTTCGAATGCTTTGGAATACATGGGCGACAAAGAGTTCTTTACCAAGTTTGGTTTAGAAATTCGAAACAATGCAAACGTCATCATTTCAAAGCGTTCTTTCTCTCAACGTGTACCACAAAACATATTTACAAGACCACGTGAGGGTGATTTGATTTATGTTCCGTTCTTAAATGGTACGGGTGAATTGTTTGAGATCAAATTTGTAAATCAAACAAAAGACTTCTTCACACTTGGTCGCAAGATTCCGTTCTTCTATGAACTGGAACTTGAGAAGTTCAAGTATTCACAAGAAGTTATCGATACTGGTATAGCAGATATTGATGATGTTGTTACCCAGTCCAGTTACACAATCGATCTCACGGTTCGTAACGGAAACGCAAACAACTATTCACAAAAAGAAATTGTATTCCAGTCAGACGACAGAACACTTGCAAACGCATCTACGACAGCAACTGTACAAAACTGGAATGCAACATCAAATGTTCTAAGTGTGACAAACGTCTATGGAGAATTCACAGACAATGTTACAATTATTGGTGCAACAAGTAATGCACAGTACATGTTAACATCTTATAATCCTTTGAAAGACAGTGTGCCAAACGAAAACTATGACAATATGTACATAGAAGACCAGGCAAACAACATTATTGATTTTACGGAAATTAATCCGTTCGGAAAAATTTAATGGCAGCAATTCAATACAATCGCATCATACGAAAAATTGTTGTTGGATTTGGCGACTTATTCAATAATATCACACTAGTGCGTTACGATTCAAATCAGGTTGAAAAGGAAAGATTCCTAATACCAATCGCATATGCTTCTAAAGAACGATATGTGATGCGTCTGGAAGATGATCCAAATCTGGACAAGAAAGTTCAGATGGCTTTGCCTAGACTGTCATTTGAAATGACTGGGCTTTCTTACGATAGTACCAGAAAACAAAATACAAACGTCAAGAATTTTGCTTCAGGTGCATCAGGTGCACTGTCACAATATAATCCAGTACCGTACAATTTTGACTTCAGTCTGTATTTGTATGTACGAAATATTGAAGATGCAACTCAGGTTATTGAACACATTGTACCTTATTTTACACCAGATTATACGGTGAAAATAAACATGATACCTGAAATGGGAATCGTGAAAGAAGTACCTGTAATTTTAAATTCTACAGACCACGAAATAGTTTATGAAGGTGATAGAGATCAAGCAACAAGAATGATCATCTGGACTTTAAGGTTCACTGTCAAAGGATTTATATTCGGTAAACAGACAGCAACAAATCTCATTACTCATTCTATTTCTTCAATCTACAACTTGAATTCTACGAATGATGTTATCTCTTTCACAATGAACCCAGCGACAGGAGATGGATATTACGGAATAGGAGATACTGTCTACCAAGGTTATTCTTTTGGTACAGCCACAGCCACGGCAAAAGTTGTACAGTGGGTACCTTCTCTAAATATTTTAAGGCTCACAGATATAAAAGGTGATTTCAATTCAACATCTCCAATTGTTTCTGTTCAAACAAATGCAAGTTACACATATACATCGTATTCACCAACCGATGGCAAGTACGTACAAGTGGACGTTTCACCTGCAACATTCGACTTGAATACATATACCATGGACAGCAATGCTGGCGACATTACAATGGATCTAGATTCGGATAGATATCCAACATCAATAAGGGAATATAATTAAAATGGCTCAAGAAGTAATAGACACAGGAACACTACCAAATGATGGTAAAGGCGATACTTTAAGAGTAGCCGGCCAAAAGATAAACAACAATTTCACACAGTTGTTTAATTCGGGAACTGTCTCCGATAATACCGCTAGACAACGTGCGAATGCAGCCTTTGATACAGCAAATACAAAAGTTACAAAAACTGGTGATATTGTTACTGGTTCTTTGATTTTTAGAACAGATGCAAATAATACATATTGCAATACAAGAATAGGAAATATTTTTGACGCAAACGTAATTGAACTTTTTGCTGATCAGGAATATGAATGGGCTCAATTAAATTGGGCAAACACAAATTTCGTATTCGTTGACTATGAAGGTGTTATTGCTGCTACCGCAAACACTTCTGTTGAATTGAAAAACAGTTTTGAACAAGTTGTAATTGTAGCAAACACTAATAGTTGGGCATTTCAAAGTAATGGTAGAATAACACTATTCGATAGTGCAACAGCCGAAAGATCAACTTTTGCTCCAGGTTTCAGAAACACTGTGTTGGTTACTGACACAACATTTAATGCATCAAATACAAACGATGTTATATTTGGTGATACCTTTACGGCTAACGCAAACGTAAACGTAAATCTATCAGCAAACGCAGATGTTGGTAAAACATTCACAATTAAAAATATTGGTGAGAGTGCTTTTTTCGTAAGAGTAAATGGTACAGAAAGAGCTTATCCCTACATAGAAGATCCTAGTACAGGAACATTTGTTAATACAGTTCTCTTGGAAAATGTTGCAGGAGACGGTGGTCAATGTCACACATGGGTTTTTCAAGGTGGAGTTTATAGATCTATAACTTAAAATGAATACATTTGATAAAAATATGGAAAAAATATTTGATGTTACTCCCGTTGAAGTAACGGAAAGTAAACCTTTGGTTCCAACAAAAAACAATTCTGATGAATTGGATCTGAAGCAAGACCTTACAGATGCATACGAACAATCGAAAAGTAATCTTCAAGATATAATCGATCAAGGCAAAGATGCAATGGATGAAATCTTACAGATCGCAAAAGCAGGTCAACATCCTAGAGCATTTGAAGTTTATGGTACGTTATTGAAAAACATGGTAGAAGCCAATGACCGTCTATTGAAAATGCAAAAAGAGATGCGCGAGATGGACGGAAAAAAGAAAGATAACGGTGATACAAAAATTGACAAGGCCATTTTTGTTGGTTCTACCGCAGAACTGTCAAAAATACTAAAGAATAATGGACAATAAAGATTCTTACCGCGACAATCCATTACTGAAACGTGCTGGTGTACAATTAGAATACACACAAGAACAAGTTGATGAGTATATAAAGTGCGCTAAAGATCCAATATATTTTGCAAAAAATTATGTGAAGATCGTTAACGTTGATGAAGGTATCATTAACTTCAGAATGTGGCCGTTTCAGGAAGAAATGTTGAATCTGTTCAAAGATAACAGATTCGTAATCACAAAATGCCCTCGACAGGTTGGTAAAACCACCACAACAGTTGCATATTTGTTACACGCAACACTATTTCAAGACTCACAAAACGTTGCAGTTCTTGCAAACAAAGGTTCTTTGGCTAGAGATATTCTCGCAAAGTATCAACTGGCATATGAAAACTTACCAATGTGGTTGCAACAAGGTGTCATCACATGGAACAAAGGTAACGTTGAACTAGAAAACGGTTCAAAGATTATTGCTGCGTCCACATCATCCAGTGCTATCCGAGGTGGTGCATTTAACATTGTATTCTTGGACGAATTCGCTTTCGTTCCGCAAAATATTGCGACAGAGTTCTTCAACTCCGTTTATCCCGTTATCTCATCTGGTAAAAAGACAAAGATCATTATTGTTTCCACACCAAACGGCATGAATCTGTTCTATAAGTTGTGGATGGATTCGATCAACAAGAAGAACGATTATGTTCCGTTTGAGATTCACTGGTCGAACGTACCGGGAAGAGATGAAAAGTGGAAAGAAGAAACTATTCGAAACACTTCTTTACGCCAGTTCCAGCAGGAGTTTGAAACGGAGTTCTTGGGTTCATCCAACACACTGATTTCTGGTTACAAACTTCAGCAGTTGGTTTACGTAGACCCAATTGCTGATCACGACATGTTGAAAATCTATGAACATCCGATCAAAGAAATCAACGGACATCCAAAAGACAACCTGTATGCAATCGTAGTCGATGTGTCAGAAGGTAAAAACTTGGACAGTTCTGCGTTCTCTGTAATTGATATATCACAGACACCATATAAACAGGTTGCAACCTATAAGAGTTCTTCAATTTCACCAATTCTGTTCCCAACAGTCATCTACAACGCAGCAAAGTACTACAATGATGCATATGTTCTGGTAGAAATCAACAACAATCCACAGGTTGCAGACTCACTACATGCAGATTTCGAATACGAAAACTTGTGGAAAGTATTCACAGGCAATAAGAAACCACAACAACTGTCTGCCGGTTTTGCAAGAGGTGTGCAGATGGGCATTAAAATGTCGCCGCAAGTCAAGGCAATTGGTTGTTCAAACCTGAAAACTTTGATTGAAGGTGACAAACTATTAATTAATGATTTCGATACCTACTCCGAATTAACAACTTTTGTTCAACAAAACAATTCATTTAAGGCGGAAGATGGTGCAAATGATGACTTAGTTATGGGTCTAGTTATTTTTGCATGGTTAACAACACAAAAGTACTTTAAAGAAATTGTAAACCATGATGTTAGAAAACAAATTCAGTTGGAGAGCATGAACCAGGTAGATGAAGAGACTTTACCTGCGCCAATTATTGAAGATGGTCTAGAACACGACTTTGAAATAATGGGTGGAGATATATGGGAAGTTGCAAATGGAGGAGAAACATACGCAAACTTCATTCGAAAGACATTGAACGGTTTATAAAAACAGTCTTTCATAAATAACCATTATGGTATTCAACTGCCAAAAGAACAAATATTAATTCAAGGAGAATAAAATGGCATTTCAAATCTCTCCAGGCGTAAATGTTTCGGAAGTAGACTTAACAACAGTAGTCCCTTCCGTACTTACAACCGCCGGTGCTTTTGTTGGAACTTTTGATTGGGGTCCAGCACAAGAAATTATACTGACTGACAGTGAAGTCACTTTACTGAAAACTTTTGGCCAACCAAGTTCAAACTCTGCTGTATCATTCTTTTCAGCAGCAAACTTTTTGGCATATGGAAATAACTTAAGAGTTGTTCGCGCTGTCGGTGCAAATTGCAAAAATGCAACCGTTACGGCAGGTGCAGCTATTAGAGTAAACAACGAAAATATATTCCAAGAAAGCTACTTAAGCGCAAATACAAATACTTATGGTTCTTTCATGGCCAGATTTCCTGGTGCTTTAGGTAATTCTCTAAATGTTTCTGTTTGTTCAAGCAGCACACAATTTTCTACATGGGAACACAAATCACTTTTCACATCAGCACCAGGCACCTCTGATTATACTGACGCTCTAGGTGGAACCGATGATGAAATGCACGTTGTTGTTGTTGACGAAGATGGTCTGTTCACTGGTGTCAAAGGCACCGTACTAGAAACATTCCAATTTGTTTCAAAAGCATCAGACGCAAAAATTAATGGTCAATCAAACTACTACAAACAAGTAATTTTTGATACATCCAACTATGTGTATTCAGTTGCACCAGTAGACTTTGCAAATACTGTGTCAACATGGGGTACAACAGCTGCAAATAAAACATATGCCACTCCAGTAAACACATATCAGTCTCTTGGCGGTGGTAATGATGAGTTGCCAGCCACAGGCGATCTACAGACTGGATGGGACCTGTTTGGTAACAAAGACACAGTTGATGTTTCTTTAGTTGTAACTGGTGATGCAAGTACAACGGTTCAACAATATGTAATCGATAATGTTGTTAACGCTCGTAAAGATTGCGTTGCATTCATTTCTCCAGCACAAGGAGATGTTGTTAATGAAACTGATGCAACTGCAACAACCAACATCACCACATGGTTATCTTCACTGTCACGCTCTTCATCATATGTTGTGGCAGACTCTGGTTGGAAGTATCAGTTTGACAAGTATAACAACGTGTATCGTTGGATACCACTGAACGGTGATATTGCCGGTCTATGTGTATACACCGACAACGTAACAGATCCTTGGTTCTCTCCAGCAGGTTTCAACCGTGGTGCTATCAAGAACGTTATCAAACTGGCATGGAACCCACCAAAGACATACCGTGACACACTGTATGCAGCAGGCGTAAACCCAGTTGTTTCTTTCCCTGGTCAAGGAACCATTCTGTTTGGTGACAAGACACTGTTGAACAAGCCTTCCGCATTTGATCGTATCAATGTCCGCAGACTGTTCATTGTTCTGGAAAAGGCAATCTCTGAAGCGTCCAGATTCTCACTGTTTGAATTGAACGATGAATTCACAAGATCACAATTCGTAACTTTGATTACTCCATTCCTACGTGACGTTCAAGGTCGCCGCGGTATCGTTGATTTCAAGGTTGTTTGCGATGCTACAAATAATACACCACAAGTTGTTGATAACAATCAGTTTGTTGGTGATATTTACATTAAGCCTGCTCGTTCAATTAACTACATTCAATTGAATTTTGTTGCTGTAGCTACAGGTGTTGAATTCAACACTATTGTTGGTGCAGCTTAATAAATAAACAATAACGGGAGAAAAAAATGGCATTTAATGTAGCAGAATTCAGATCAAACATGATTGGTGACGGCGCACGTGCCAATCTGTTTTCTGTAGATATGGTTCTACCAAGCTATGCACTAGCTGCACAGGCTGCAACAAACAAAATCAGATTCATGGCCAAGTCAGCACAGTTACCCGGTTCCACAATCGGAACAGTACCTATGTTCTACTTTGGTCGTGAAATGAAGTTTGCCGGCAACAGATCATTTGCAGATTGGACAATCACCATTGTTAACGATGAAGATTTCTTAATCAGAAACTCAATGGAAAGTTGGATGAATGCAATCAACAATCACAGATCAAACACAAGATCCGGTCTTGCACTGAGAAGTGGTGCAGGCCCAGCATCAACAGTTGGTGGTTACACAACCGACGCCAATGTTGTGCAGTACGGCAAAACAGGAAGTTCCATAAAGAATTATAACTTTGTTGGTATCTTCCCAATTGACATATCTGCAATCGACTTGGACTGGGGTTCAAACGATGCTATCGAAGAATTTACGGTAACATTTGCTTATCAGTATTGGGAAACCAATTCAACACCACCATCCGAAGGACAAATTGGATAATGGTGTTTTAACTTGAATTAAACGGAAGGGCCTTTTGGCTCTTCCATTTATGTTTTATTGATTTTATTATTAAATTTAAAGAAATATGGCCGATACAAATAAATTTTCACTTTTCGGATTTACAATCTCGCGTGATAAAAAAGAGCAAGAGGACTTTGCTCAGCAATCGTTTGCGCCTCCGGCCGCGGATGATGGCGCATTAACTATTTCTTCAGCTGCATATTATGGTACATATGTTGACCTAGACGGTACTGCAAAAAATGAAGTAGAATTAATTTCTAGATACCGTGAAATGGCAATGCAACCAGAAATTG